CCAAAAGATGGTCTAAACTTAACGAAGACGGCCGATTAAGAAAAGATTTAGAAGTTTGGACTAAAGATAGTCAGATAGACATTATCAGATAAAGCTTGACAATATGAAACAAATGATGTATATTAGGAGAAATAATGAGTGATTTTTTAAAAGATATTATAAAAGAAACTGGTAACGAATTTGCCACATTGGCAAAAGACGGTGTTGCTGGAGGTGATGTAGATAGTTTTATTGATACAGGTTCATACTCTTTCAATGCATTGTTATCCGGTTCAATTTACGGTGGCCTACCAGGCAATCGTATCACGGCAATTGCAGGTGAAGCTGCTACAGGTAAAACTTTCTTTGCGTTAGGTGTTGTAAAGTCCTTTTTAGAGGCAAACAAAGACGCAGGTGTAATCTACTTTGAATCAGAGAATGCTATATCCAGAGATATGGTTGAAAGTAGAGGTGTTGATAGCACAAGACTTGTAGTAATGCCAGTTGCAACAGTACAAGAATTCAGAGCTCAATCAATTAAAGTGATTGACAAATATTTGGAACAACCAGAAGACAAACGAAAGCCTATGATGTTTGTATTAGACAGCTTAGGTATGTTATCTACTACAAAAGAAATGGAAGATACGGCTGCTGGTAAAGAAACTAGAGACATGACAAGGTCGCAAATTGTCAAATCTACTTTCAGAGTATTGACTTTAAAACTAGGTCAAGCAAGTGTTCCTATGATAATGACCAATCACACTTATGATGTTATTGGTTCTATGTTTCCACAAAAAGAAATGGGTGGCGGTTCAGGTTTGAAATACGCTGCTTCATCAATCGTCTACCTAGGTAAAAGAAAAGAAAAAGATGGTACAGAGGTAGTTGGTAATATTATACATTGTAAAAACTATAAATCAAGATTAACAAAAGAGAACGCTCAAATTGATGTAAGACTAACTTATAAAACTGGTCTTGACAGATATTATGGTCTTTTAGAACTAGGCGAAGAAGCTGGTGTCTTTAAGAAAGTATCTACAAGATATGAACTGCCAGACGGTACAAAAGTTTTTGGTAAGTCTATCAATACAGAGCCCGAAAAGTATTTTACAAAAGAGGTATTAGATAAGATTGATGACTACACAAAACGAAAATTCACCTACGGACAAGACGAAGAATAGAAGATACACCTTTGCTCAAAAAGAGGGCACAGATTATTCTTGTATCAAGTTAACAGAGGGTAAGTTTAAAGATGTAATTTACCACTATGGTAGAGTTGCATTTGCACCAGAGGAAGAAGCTCTTCCTGATGGCAAACTACCTATGAAGTTTGATTACACAGTTGATAAAAATCCTAATGACCTGGATTTGCTTGACAATTCTGAGTTTATAGATTATATTGGTGACATATTATTAGAACTATTGGAAAAAAAATTAAAAGATGGTACAGCAATCACGAATTGAAAAAACAATAATCAATAGTTTATTCTTTAAAGAAGAATATACTAGAAAAGTTTTACCTTTTATCAAAGAAGAATATTTTGGTAATCGTGTTGAACAGTTATTGTTTGGTGAAGTATTTAAATTTGTAGAGAAGTATAATAATCTTCCTACTAAAGACGCTATCTTAATTGAACTTAACAGTAGAAGAGATATTAATGAAGAAGAGTTACAACATATAAAAGATTATGTGAACTCTATTGAAAATTCTGAGGCAGATGAACAATGGTTACTTGAAACTACAGAAGAGTTTTGTAAAGACCGTGCTGTTCATAACGCAGTATTAAGTGGTATTAAAATTTTAGATGGTAAAGATAAGAAACAAACACCAGAGGCAATACCACATATCTTATCAGACGCATTGGCTGTATCATTTGACAAGTCAGTTGGTCACGATTATATTGAAGACGCAGAAGCCAGATTTAAATTTTATCATACAAAAGAAAAGAGATATCAATTTGATTTAGATTATATGAATAGAATTACCAAAGGTGGTGTTCCTAGTAAAACATTGAACATTGCTCTTGCTGGTACTGGTGTTGGTAAATCATTATTCATGTGTCATGTAGCTTCAAGTTATCTATTACAAGGTCTAAATGTATTGTATATTACATTAGAGATGGCAGAGGAAAGAATTGCAGAAAGAATTGACGCTAACCTTTTAGATGTAACTATGGAAGATTTACATGAAATGCCTAAACAATTATATGATGGCAAGATTAGTAAGTTAAGAGAAAAAACACAAGGGCAACTTATTGTCAAAGAATATCCAACAGCGTCTGCTCATGCAGGTCATTTTAAATCGCTGATTAATGAATTAGCTCTAAAGAAATCCTTTAGACCTGATGTTATCTTTATAGATTACCTGAACATTTGTGCTTCAAGTAGATTTAAAGGTGGCAATATTTCATCTTACTTTTATATAAAAGCAATTGCTGAAGAACTAAGAGGTTTGGCTGTGGAACATAATGTACCAATCTTTAGTGCAACACAAACAACTAGAACTGGTTTTGTGTCAACAGATATTGGTCTTGAAGATACTTCAGAATCTTTTGGTCTTCCAGCAACTGCTGACTTTATGTTTGCCTTAATGTCAAATGAAGAACTAGAGGCTTTAGGTCAGATGAAAGTAAAACAGTTGAAGAATAGATATAATGACCCAAGCGTTAATCGTGCCTTTATCATAGGTGTTGATAGAGCTAAGATGAGATTATATGATGTTCAACAATCTAGTCAAAACATTGTTGACGCAAATCAAGTAGATGAAAAAGAGGACGCTTACAATAAGTTTTCAGATTTTAAATTATAATGCCAAAAAAACAAAAAGTTAGATTTCATAAAGGTGATAAGAGACCAGGTGGAGGTTTGAAAAAAAAGTTGACATACTCAGTAGAGATGATTAAAGAAGGTAAGAAAATTCTATGGCATGTTGTAGAACAACCAACAGAAAATATTATAGCAAAATATTTCTTTGAAGAAGACGCAAATCAATTAGCAGACTTTCAAAATAAACACCATGTATGGCAAGTAAATGGTGGTATACCTAGATTTCTTTGGAATTATTAGTTGACAAAACCTCCTAAATAGTGTAAGGGAGAGAAAATGGCAAATATAGGAATAGAAGTATCTGAAATAATGGCAGGCGTAGCTATGCTAATGACACCTCAACAATTAGATAATTATTCTAAAGATATGAGTGGTCTTGTAAAGTTTTTAAAAGAGGGTAAAAAATTAGCGAGTAGCCAGAAGTTTGTTTATTCTGAAGGGCTAAGAGATAAAGCATTACAAGCATTTAATCCTACTGATAGAGATTTTTTGACAGCTGCTGTTCAAGGTATTTCAGCTGCTAGGTCAATTAGAGATTGGGTACCGATAAGGTCAAGAGAGTCTGGTAAACCAATAACAAAACCTGTTTGTGATAGAGTTTTCCTAACAGGTGATAAATGGCCAAAAGAAGTTAGTAAATTTCAAGTTGAAGCATATGGTTTTCAATCTTATAACTCATCAGACATAATTTTTGAATGGAAAAATACTAAAGGTTTATCATTTTACGGTGTTTCTCTAAAGAAAAAACCATCAGTTGTTGACCCCGACCCTACTTTAATTAATAAAGCGTTTGATAGTGTATTAACAGGAGAAACTCCTAAAGAAATAAAAGAATTGGGAAAAATTAAAAAAGAAGTACAAGAAGCAAGAACAAAGTATTTTGCTAAAGTTGTTAGAGAAGCTACAAAAAAACCAAATCAGTATTTAAAAATCACAGGCAGTTTACCAAATAACGATAATGAACTTATGAAAATTAGAGTAAAAGGTGAAGGTAAAAATTGGAAAGCAAAAAAACCAATGGCGTTGATAGATATAAAAGGTAAAGGTAAACTTGATTTAAAAAAACCTGGTAATCAAACAGACCCAAATATTTTTCAAATACAAGATAATGGTAAATATAGAGAACTTACTAGAGGTGAAATGGCAAATCCTAAAATAAGTATGAGAGCATTTGTTAATAAAAGAGTGGCTAGTACAGATTCAGTTTATAATGAAATGGTTAAAGTTATGAACAAATATGCTGATAAGTTTGCAAATGCTTTATTAAATTTAGTTTTAAAAACAAACTTATATAAAGAATTAGACGAAAACCAATTTGCTTTTGCTTTAGTTACGGGTGTCGGAAATATAGATAAAGAAGGCAACCCTAAAAATCTTAAAACAATTCAAGCTAATGGATTATATACGGTGTTATGTGGATTAAGTGCTTTAAATGAGGGTACATCAAAATATGAAATGATTTTAGATAAGGAAGCAAATAAAAAATCAGATGGTGCTAAAGTATTTTTAATACTCAAAAAAGGTAAGATTAAAATTTTAGATTTACAATTAAGATATAAAGGTGGTTTCACTAGTCAACCACAATTTCAGGCAACATTATCAAAAGAATTTAAAGAAATATTGACAGAACAATACGGCAAAAAATGTAAACAGCCTTAAATTATTGTGTCATTGTTTTAATTAAGATTTTTTAGCAACTTCATTTTCAATATAAGAGTTAGTAGCATACTCAACAGCAATCTCTTTAGCTTCTTCTAAATCATCAGCGTAATATTCGTCAGATGTTCTAAAGTCTTCTTCATCTTCTTCATCATTATAATAAACTACATATAAGTCTTTATCAATGTGGTGAAAATAGCCTATAAGTTTATCTTCAGGCGTCTTGATATTATATTCATTATCTACTTTCATGTCTTCTATATTATATGTCATATTGTTTCCTTTCATAATTATTTGTATAATATATCATATTATTATATCATAATCTAGTGAAATCGGCAAGTATATTTTTCACTTAATAAACCTTATAAATAATGGTATTGAATATATTATAGAGGCTGCGACAAAATAGTGCTTGACAAATGGAATGTATTTTGGTATAATGGATAGAAATGAGAGAAAAAAATGTTTAGTTTTAAAGGGTTTTTTACAAAAGATAAAAACACACACCTAGAACACCTAGAAGATGATATTATCAATAGAGGTGCAGTTGGTGGAGAAAATGCAATTAACTTTCTGAAAGCAGTTAGAAATATGCTAGCTGGTTCCGGTAAGGGTACAAACATGACCGTCAAATGGGACGGTGCGCCAGCAATTATATGTGGTATTAATCCTGAAAATGGCAAATTCTTTGTCGGTACTAAATCAGTATTCAATAAAACTCCTAAAATCAATTATACTTCAAGAGATATTGCAAGAAACCATAGTGGTGTGGTTGCAGATAAATTAAGAGTGTGTTTGGCAAATTTATCAAGACTAAACATCAAAGGTATTTTACAAGGCGATTTGTTATTTACAGATGACCTAAAGTCTATTAATATTGATGGTCAAAAAATGATTTCATTTACACCTAATACTATAACATATGCAGTACCACAAGATAGTGATATTGGTAAAAGAATTGCAAAAGCAAAAATGGGCATAGTATTTCATACACAATATTCCGGTAAAACTATGGATAGTTTGTCTGCTGGTTTTGGCACAGTTAGAGGTTCTTCAAACAGAAATGTATTCTTAGCAAGTGCAGGTTATAAATCAACAGCAGTTATGTTTAGTAAACAAGAGTTATCAAAATTTGACGCACAGATAAGAATGGCTGAAGGCTCATTAAAAAGAGCAAAACCTATTTTAGATTTAATGAGTAAAAACATATCAGATGATACATCCGTAGGTTACAGATTAAAAACTTACTTCAATTACTATATAAAAAACTCAAATGCTGGTATGGATAAAGTATCTGTCATGCAAAAACAATTTAGAGATTACTACGAAAACTATATAAATGCAGAAATAGATTCAAGAAAAACACCAAGAGGTAAAGAAAAATTTATAAAAGCAAAGAAGGATAATCTAAGATTTATAGATAGAAATAAATCAGCTTTATATATGGCAATTGCAAGTCATATCACATTGGGTAATGCAAAGAACACATTACTACAAAAGATGAGTCAGATACAAAGTATAGGTAATTTTATAAGAACTTCTACAGGTTACAGAGTTACAGCACCAGAAGGATATGTGGCTGTTGATAGTGTCGCAGGTGCAATTAAACTAGTAGATAGATTAGAGTTTAGTAGGCAAAACTTTACTATGCCGAAAGGTTGGAATTAATGAAACAATTTGACGACATAAGATTTCAAGAATTAAAAGAGGGTTTATATGACCCGAATATCTTTAAAGCATTCTTTTTAGCAGGTGGTCCAGGTTCTGGTAAAACATTTGTTA